GTGCGAATTACCCTCAATGGGAACAATTCCTAGAAGGACCCAAAGAAAAAATAAGAGGCCAGAGCTGACCTTGAAAAAAAACCACAGAAAACAGTCATTCTTCCCATTCCTTGCGTGCTTCTATGACATTTATGGATGATCCCAGTCGATGGGGTGCGGAGGGGCGCGGGGTGTTGCGGCCGCTCCGCAGTTGTCGGCCACGCAGATCAAGCACCCCCTCGATGCCGCGCCAGGTGCGCTCCTGGTACTCAAGACAGTCCGGTGCCGGCACACGATGAGCCCACGCCATCACCGTAGCCTGGTGCTGTGCCGATTCCAGCTTGCACGCGCCCTTGTGCTTGCAGGTATCGCAATCAACGGGAATCATTGCAAAGCCTTATCGCTTTACGTTTTATCACCGCCATAGCCTTGCGCTTCGAACATTGCTCAATCAGATGCTGGTCCATGTAAGCAATCGCATTGTCAATCAGCCTGGCAGCTTCAGCAGGATCTTTTGAAAGCATGCACATCAACGTCGATCTGCAGTCTTCAACGCTCGTGTGGACCAGAGATTCAACATTCATAAAGCGATCCCCCTCACCTTGTTTGCCACAACCTTATCCAGGATGAACAGCACCTGGGCGTGGATCGTACGGCGATCATCGTCGGCCCAATTCTGCAACGCAGCGAACAAATCCGCATCCCGCTCGGTCGCTTTCAGAACAATCGCGGCACCATTTTCGACCGCTTCGACAACCTCAGGCGGTCGGATCAACGTCACCTTCCCAGGTTTATCCTCAACCAACCCCAACGCAGAAAGTTCGATATTCGGCTTGTCCACCGGCGCGCACTTCTTCTCGTGCGGCAACTTTCCTGACGACCTCCCTGGCCGGGCATTAAAAGCTGGATATTTTTCATCCAGGGTGCCTTGCTTTTTCAGGCGATTGCGGCACGCCTGGCACAGCCCCCGAGAAATGATCGTCATTTCACGGTTGCACTCAAGGCATGCAGCAACCTTCTTATCACTCTTCTTTGCCATGTCACGCTCCTTCACCAATTCAGCCACCGGGCGGCTTTTCTTTTTCAGTCCGCCACCCGGTGAGCACTTCTCAATCGCTTGACGCTTTACGTCCAGGTAGAGCCGATGCCCGCACAGCTGGCAGACGTCAACCTCGACAGCGTTCTGCTGGTTATGCTCGACCTGGCGGACAACTCGCCCACTGCACTTAGGACACGGATCCACGCGCCAAAACCTCGCGGACAACAGACACATCCTCAGATCGCGCCTGACCGGCATTAATGCGTCCCTGCACCGCCTCGACGCGATCATCAAACGACAACCCAGGACAACCAACACAACCCAGGCCACACGAGCCGTCACAGCGTTTTTCACCGAACACTGGACAGACAAAGCAACTCATAAGCTCAAACCAATCTGCCTGCGGCAATAACACCAGTCCTTGCCATATTTGACCTCTTCCGTATTTTCTTTAAACCATCCAAGATTTTTTCTAGCTTTCTCTATTGCTTCCCAATCAACCCTGATCGGCTTATTTTCCCGATGCCTCATTTCCCAACGACCAGGAAGGTCGCGATACGTTTTGTTATGGAGGTACCAGAGCTCCCACCCATCCTTAATTAGTCTCTTGATCTCAACAGAACTGGTAATTACTCTTTCTTTCAAAACAAAACTTCCCGCTCAAAATACTCACGCTCTTCTTCCGTCATCGGCTCCAGGTCCTCGAACGTTCGATCGAGCAGCTCTTTGCCGCAGCGGTCGCAGAAATACAGACAATTGCTCATAAACCCATGATCGAGGCCGCGATAACTGTGCCCTTTGATTTTGCAGATCAATCGTTTCAAAAGACGTAACATCAGACAACCTCGCCCTCTGCAGCAAAAGCCTCACGGCGCATTTTCCTGCGCTGCTTTTTGCTCATCTTCTGGCCACCGCCGACACGCCTCAAACAGCCATTCTCATCGCGGCGATATAAACGGCCGTCTGATGAGCGCAATAGGCCGTCCCCCTCCTCTTTCAGATGGAAAACAATCCGGCCTTGCTGCCTCATCCTATTGAATTCACCACGCGAAACGTCCTTATCACCAACCTTGATAATTTCCTTTTCCATTAGATGTCTCCGTAATAATCGCGCACATCGACAGCCCAGGCATGAATTGCCCATCCATAAACAGCTATCACAGCAACAGCAACAGTGATCCAGATCACTTGTCAGCCTCTTGGTCAATAAATGTCATGTGGTGGGTTGTCGGATGATAGTAGTGAGCGCGAGGAGGCTCGATCTGCATGACTTCGTCAATCGTCCGGCAGCCGGGCAGGACCTTCCATAAAACAGACAGCACAACAAGGAACAGGGCCACAGCAAAAAGACCGATCAAAACGTCAATCAGGCCGCCATTATCAGACTCGTTATGCTTTGAAATGTTGCGCAAATCGACCATAAAACCTCCGAAATAAGCTGCTCAGGTTTGTGCGGCTCCTAGTACCATGAATCCTTTAACGATCCACGGGGATGCGGGTGGCTGGCTAAATGGAGACTGACACGAGAATCAACTCTGCTCCTGTTAACGCCTTGCGGGTGCCGTCTCGCCCTTTTCACCTCTCTGAGCAACAACTGGGAGCGGTGGCAGGAATTGAACCTGCAAGCGATGGGATATGAGCCCATGCTGTCAACCTTGACTCACCGCAGTATTTAAATTTAAGGGCCGGTCAGCCCTGCACGCTGGGTCATACCCTCACCACGTGCGCCAGGTGGGATAACCTGACAACCTAGACTCTCTTCGACCCCAGGGCCTTCACCACTGGATGGCGTACATCCAAAGCCTTTGGTGGCTAAACTAACCCGCAGCCCCCACGGCCACGAGCACCCGCTGTTTTCTACCGGTCGAGCCTCCCGGAGGGGGTTGGGGGCTCGACCGGCACGGCATTACTGCCGTAACTGTTTCGACCTTTCCAGCCGTTTCAATTCACAAATGTGACACCGACGACCTCGACCATAGACGCGGAACTTTCCGCATTTTTCGCAAAAACTAACCATTCGTTCCCTCCCTCACCGCCGGATTTGTTGGAGACAGCAACCAGGCTTCAACCTCTGGACGACTCCAGCCCTGGACCCCGCGCCCGAAAACACGCTCAGGCGGAAAGCCTTCCGTCGTGTCGGCTATTTTCCTCGCAGTCTCCGAGCAGCAGCCCAACAACTTTCCGAGACCGCCCACCTTCAACACCAGGCCGTCCTCAAAATAAACCGGCTTACTCCGGTCTGTCTGTCCCCTGCCCTTTTTCATGCCGATCTCCTTACCTTAGAAATCAACTTTGATAAGCTATTAACGCCAACCAGAAACCCGTAAATGAGTACCCCTATGAGCAAAAATCAATACACCTTTGAACAACACAAACCCTTGGCTAGGAGCTGCTCCGTATGCGTGAAAAGCTGCTCGTTATTAGCACAACAACCCGACCCTCTATCTTGAACACAATCAAACGCCCACACCCATCACACAAAACAGTCTGCCCATCACCGGAGAGAAGTGACTTAACAGAAAGCTTTTCTCTGGTGATGTCCCTGGCTGCCCCGCAAGCAGAACACCTGACAAACCGCAGACCGCTCATAACGTCTGTCTCCCCAGACTCGAAGTTAGCCAACCAGCAATCCTGATCGTTGACAACAGCGCCATTTTCCAGGGTCAGCAACACCTTCCTATTTCCAGCAAGGTCCTTATAAGCCTTGCTGGAAACAACAACAGACGTCTTATCTTTACAGTTGAATTTGTCGTAATACCGCACTTCAAAACCAATTAGGTCGTGATTTTCACCCATCACGCCACATCCTCATGCAGATTGACTGGTGACAAAAGATCGCGTTGCAGCTGCTCCAAAGCTTCAAGCCTGGAAATCGCAGTCGCACGGTTATCTCGTATAGCGTTCAACACTGCCTCTTCGTTCGAGTCCCCATGTCCTTGGACCAGACCACCAGGGAAGCCATCAATATCGATCATCGCGTGATACCTGAAACAGCCAGTGATACGATCACTCACATCAACCCGACCGACATGCTCACCGCCAATAAAGATGCCTTCGCTTTTGACAACATCTTTTTTTTCAATTTCCATAAATTCGAGATTCATCACACCAGCCTCCGCTTAAGCTTTTTCAGCGACTTTTTCGCCATAGCACCGCCGAGCTTTTTTCCCGCATGCTGCTTTTTGTCGCTCACGAAAATCGCCTCAATCACCTCGAAAAAAGCCTTGATAAATTTCATACCGCGACCTCCTCCCTATGCTGTTTTTTCAGCGCCTCAAGCAAAGCCATGGCCGTGCGCACCTGGTCGAGCAAATCGGCCTCGATGCGCTTGATTTCAAAACCATCAATCCGCCCATCCTCAAGAGCCAGACCAATATCCGCCAGCACGTTGCCGAACAGCTGCACGTTGTTAGCAACCAGCCTGTCAATCTCTTGAGAGCGCTTCGGAATCTCAGGCAGCGAAAACGCCACCCGGCCGCAGCTTGCCTCCATAAAATCGAGCAGACGAAAATCCTTAGTCAGCTTTGTCAGAGGGATCACATGGCGAGCAGCAAACTTAAAAGAATCCAGCTCCGGATTTGCCGCGTTGGTCAGCATGCTGTAGCTCACACCCAACTGCTCAGCCATCTGGCGCGGTGTCAGGTCATTTTCAAAAATCACCCGGTGCAACACATCTTTAAGCGTCAAACCACCCATGACCAGCCTCCCCTTAGACTCCGTCTCCATTCACTACTTTCCTAACCCGCCTTTTGCTCGTATTCTTCAGCCATGAGCTCGTCCATCGTCACATTCAGAGCCTTGGCCAGCTTTTCAACCGTCTTCACCTGCGGATTCAACGTCTTGCTGCGCAAAATGTCGCCGATCCGGCTTAACGGCACACCCGACTTCAACAACAGATCGTGGGCCTTCATGTCCTGCTCAGCCATGATCCGCTTTAAATTGATGGCTAAAGCCGTTTCCTGTTTTGTTGTTTCCATTTGCGTTACCCGTTTAGGTTTGATAGTTTGATGACTTAAGTAATTAGCAAAACTCCAATATCATGACTTCGTCAGATGAATGTTCCTGGCATAACAAAAGTAATAGGCGGGTTCATCGCCACGTACGCATTGGGCCTTGCCACAATGAGCGACCGAGGCCCCTCAACGAAGACAGCCGGATGGCTACTTCTTGCTGCTTTCATCTTTTTGGCGCTGTCTCTGTCGCCCAGAGCAGAAATAAACAAAGGCACAAGGCGAGGCCTAAATAGCTTTGACCCTGGCCACTTAGAAAAGAAAGAATCAAAACTGATTGGGGCCGCTGCCATCTTTCTGACTGCCGCTCTCATTTCCAGGATCCTGTTCTGATCCAGAGAGTAAAAAGCCTATAAAGCCAGTGAGGAACAACAGCCAGCCCAAAATAAAACCAGCTTTGCCAACTGTTCAGGCCGCCAAAAAACAAGTAGCAGCCGATCAGTGCCAAGGCAATAAGAACAAAAGAAACCAACATATAGAGAGCATCGAGGCTATCGCATAGCTCATCGAGCCTATTGAATAATCGATCGCGGTCTATCTGTTGTAGATCCATGAGCTAGCTCCGTTAGCATTCGGTCGTGTTTTCTAGCCGTGTATGGGTAACGTATAGACGAGTTCGTTTTGCTTGTCAAACGAATTTATACGAAAAATTTGGCGGGGAAGATGGATACACTTGCAGAAAGAGTAAATTATCTATTGATTTCAAGTGGTTTAAGCGTTACTGCAGCAGCAAAAAAAAGTGGTGTTCCACAGCCACGGCTAAACGATATCGTTTCAGGAAAAACACTTAATCCACACACAAAAACAACTGATAAAATTGCTGAATATTTTGAAGTAAGCAAAGCATGGCTGGTTTCTAATATCGGACCGATGCGCGATGAAACCGCTATCGAATCTACTGAAAATTATCGAAGAAGAAAGCTGAACCAACAAGAAAAAAGACTGATGAAGCAAACAATCTCATCTCTCATAATATTTTTAGAGGAAAATAAAAGAGAAATGGGGCCAAAAGATTTAGCTGAAACTGCGGTTGAATTTTACGAGTTCTTTCTTGATTCTCAGGTCCAAGAAGTTAGCTCAAAAACAATTGAAAAGGTTTTTAATTTTGTAAAATCAGGTATGCCAGGGGGACGCGATGCCAACTGATATAAACACAAACCTTACTAAGCTGACTAGACTGCTGGAAAGAGCAAAGCCCAAAAGTTGGAACGAAGAGCAAACTCTAAAACCTAACAAACCTTTATCAACCTTGATCATCCTCTGCCTGTTCGGCACTATGCTGCCGATCCAGGCACTAACAACTTTTTTTTCGTTAACGTTTGCAACGGCCATGCTGTTGTCATTAGCACTGATCGCAGCCAAACAGATCAAATTCAGCAGGCGCAGCGCCATGACAATTGGTGCCTTGACTGTCATGTCTGTACTGTCCGGCTGCAGCCCGGCCTTCACGTTCCAGACCCAGCCGGAGCTGATCAAATTTGCCCGCGACCACAACTTGGAATATCACAGCATTCAAAAAGTCGGAATCCTTGGTCTCGGACTCGACAGCGCAACCATTAGCGCCTGCCAGGCCGACAGCGCCATAAAAGAACTCAGAGGCACCCAGGTCGATCGCGGCCACGGAATCGTCAGTGTTGTGATTATCACTGTTGCCGGGAAATCTTAAACAAAGAAAGAGAGGGGCTTTGTTCCTATCTGATGGTAACGAATCAAAAAGACTAACCAGAACAACCAGCCTTATTGCCGACTTCAAGCCATACTGGCGGACTGAATCAGACAAGCTATTTGCCGACGGATGGGCTATGGCAGTCGGATCGTGGTTCAGGGATCAGCTTGACATCTTTCTCACTGACAGGGTTATTAATAAAAAACCACATAAAATCTGGACACAGGGTCCGTGCTTCAGTTTTTCAGCAAATCATATTATTTACAACACGCCAATTGCTCACACAACCACTTACTGGCGTGACGCTGTTCCTTATATTGATTTGGCTGTACAGGTCTCTTCTGCAACCCCAAACACTTTGATTGAAAACGAAGGTAAAAAAATTTTCAGAGAGGGGTTCGTTGTTTTTGACATCTTAAAACCATTTAAAATTAGCCAACACAAGACACCAAAATTATTAGCAGAGTCATCCCACACTCTTAGCCAAAACAACTTTGTTCGTGGCCTTATGAACGGAATGGATACAGTACTGTGAAATAAACACTTAAAGGCCACGGGGAAAAAGAGAAGGACTTTGGAGACTTTTTACTATTATTCAAGAAATAGAAAGAAACCACCATTTAAAGTCACCATCAATGTTGAAGGAAGAACTGTTTATATCAATTGTGATTGTGATCTCGGTATAGAAAAGAAGCTGTGCCGGCACAAAATAAATGCCATTCGCGCAGACAGGCAAACTGCTGACACAAAAACCTCTTCCTTTGTAATAGACGAACTAGCAAAACTTTTCCCGATGGCCAGCACTGTGCGTCAATATATGGAAAAAGAGTGGCGCGCCCTGAGAACATCAAATTGTGTTGATGATGAAGAACACTCTCGAAGACTGGGCATAGGAACGGCCCTGGCTGACGGCTTCAAAAACGAAGAGACATGGGACCGTGCTGAAAAGTATATAAAACAGCTGACCAACATGGTTGGCACAGGAGAGGTCATTACTATTTTTAGTTTTTCTCAACCTTCAGGTGAACGCCTTGAAGTCGTTCCGCTGGAACTGTGCGGTCACTACTTAAAAGCCCACAACTGCGAATCTGGTGAAACAAAAAGCTATAACTTATCGCTGATAGAACTAGAAAAATAGAGAGGGGAGCATGAAAAAACTGATTATTATCCTGGCAATTATCACGGTCGCAACACCGGCACTGGCACGGCATGAATGCACGCCTTATATGAAAAAATACTGGCGATCGGCTAGCGGCCGTAATGTGGTCCAGGTCGGCTGGCGCTGCAAGGGCAGCGGAAACGGCTACAGCGTGCGCACAAATGATATCTGCGCCCGCACTGAAAACGGCACGACCGTCTGCGCCGACGGCTACCAAAACCTCTCGATCACAGGCGGATCCACAAAACTCGAATTCGACAGCAGCGAATACCCGATCAAGAGGATTTTTATTAAAAAATAGAGGCGATTTCAGGCCGATAAAAATGCAAAGTCTACCTGAAAGTCTACCTGAAAAAGAAAACAGCCACCTAGCACGAATGGCTAAGTAGCTGTTTTTAAATGGTACCCGGGACGAGACTTGAACTCGTACAGGATTGCTCCCGAGGGATTTTAAGTCCATGTATCATCATAGATCAGGGTTAATTCGATAAAATAGATATATATACAACCTGTTAATATTATTTGTGTTTTTTAAACGTCATTGCAAAACCCTCAATGGCTCTATATCCTTTTACCGTCATGCAAAGTCTACCTGAAAGTCTACCTGAAACATGGGGGATTTTATGAAGTCGTTTTCCGATCGGATGCTGGCTGCACTGAAGCCGAGCGAAAAGATGTACCAGGAGCATGAGGGGCGCGGGTTTTACGTCCGGGTTTACCCGACGGGGAGCAAGGCGTTTTATTATATTTACCGATCAGGTGGCAAGCTCAGGCTGGTTAAAATTGGCGACTACCCCGCCATGACGTTGAAAGACGCCCGCAAGCGGCACAGGGACATGATCGAGATGCGTGAGCGTGGTCTTGATCCATCGGTTGAAGTCAGGGCTGAGGTCGAGGGGACGTTCGGGTCCCTGGCGAAAGAATACCTGAAACGCCACGCCAGCAAAAATAAAGAGAGCTACCGGAAAGGGAACGAGCAGATCCTGAACAAGGACGTGCTCCCCTACTGGCAGGATCGACCTGTCAACCAGATCCGTCGCGCGGACGTGATCACGCTGCTGAACAGGATCATCGACCGTGAAGCCCAGCGACAGGCGAACAAAACCCTGGCCTGCATCCGCAAGATATTCAATTATGGATTGTCCGTGGCCTGGCCGGGGCTTGAATATAACCCCTGTGCTCACATGACCCCGCCCGGGAAAGAGCAGCGGACGGAACGCGTATTGACGGATGACGAAATCAAAACACTCTGGACCTGGTTCAGCCGGACACGCGTCAACAAGCACAGCGTCAACTGTTTGAAATTTATCCTGGCCACAGGGATCCGCCCAGGTGAAGCGTTGTTCATTGAATGGGAAGAAATCGAAGGAAATTGGCTTCAGATCCCCGCAGAGCGGATGAAAAACAACCGGCCCCACCGTGTCTACCTGAACGATATCGCCGAAAGCCTGATGGACAAAACCCTGCCTGTCCCCTTCCCTTTTCCGGTCGACGTCTCAGGCCTGGCCCAGATCATCACCCGGCAGATTAAAAGCGAGATCCACCCGCTGCCGATCAAGAAGTTCACACCCAAAGACCTGCGCCGGACCATGGCAACAAACCTCGGGAAACTCGGATACAAAAACGCCGATATCGGCAAGCTGTTGAGCCACACAGACAGCTCAGTCACCTCAATTTATAACCTGCACGAATACGATGAATTAAAAAAGGAAATGGCGATCGCCTGGGGCGAGAGGCTCCAGGCGATCCTTGAGAAAAAAGAGCAAGATTAATCACCAGGCCGGGGGACTTTACATTTAATCACTTTACATTTCCCCGGCCGGGCATTATTCAATCCGTTAACTCACACTCACCCGCAATGCCGCCTCAATAACATTTCCACTGCTGGTCGCAGCGATAAATGACACAAGGTAGATCCCGGCGTCAGCTTCTTCAATGCGAGCTTGGAGGACTTGGCCGTTGATTGACATGCTTCCGGATTCGATGATGCTGGCCGGGTCTCCGTTTTCATCCGTGGCCTCGACAGTCGTTGATCCGTTCGAGTTGCTGCTGACGATGGTCTCATCGTCAGCCATCTGGTTCTCGAACGACATGCCGACCAACAGGCTTTCATTTGTCGTCATCGCCAGCAGGTTAAGCATAAACAGCCTCGATCGTCCCCTGGTCGTTGCTGGTGTTGGTCGCGGCGGCGCTGATCACCCGGCGTAGCCACAGGCGAGCGTATTCACCGGCCGGAATATCCGGCAGTGACAGTTTGCTCCCGCTGGTGCGGTGGGCGAATGTAACGGTGGTCGGCGCGGTCGATTCGTCGACAATGGCTTTTGTCGAGTTCAGCGCGTTGGCCGCAGTGTCCTCGATCCCCATGTCGAGCTGGCTGTCGGCGCTGGATGTTTCAGTGCTCATGTAGAGTTCAACACCGGTGATCGTTGACGCGCCATCATTGTAAACATCGATCGCACGGTACTCCGTATCGCCTGCCGCCGCTTCAGCAGCCGAGACATCGTCAAAAATGTTATTGAGCGCGGTTGCCGATACTTCCGTTGCCGTTGCCGCTCCGCCAAGGCCGCCGGTTGTTAGTCTGAATTGCATGATTGACTCCTATCTGAAAAATATTAATGTTCGTGACGGCGCATGAAACGCCACCGTCCGCGAGGCTGCCATAAATGTTTTGACCGGTTCCGGGATGAGCTCACTATCGATGGCCCAGGCTGTTGCCAATGATTCACTGCTGAAAACCTGCCATGACGTGTCCTGTTGGAGCGCCGTCAGGATGTTCCATGCGCTGTCTCGGCTGGTGAAGTTGTAAACCTTCCAACTGCTATCGACAGATATGCCGTTGAATATGCGCCATGAGGACCCAATATCAGCTCTGTTGTAGATGGCCCAGGCCGTTTGCAGGGCCGAAGTTCCGGCGTTGATGATTTTCCACGCCGTGTCGGCCTGCGCCTGGTTCTGGATGCTCCATGCCGTGTCCCTGGTAGCGGCATTGTAGATCGCCCAGGCGGTGCTGATGGTGGACGAACTGGCATTCAGGATGCGCCAGGCAGTATCGATCGAGACCGAACTTAAATTGAGGATCCTCCAGGCGGTATCCCTGACGGCGGTGTTGTAGGTGCGCCAGGCGGATTCCTGGTTCAGGAGGTTGAAAATCTTCCAAGCGGAAGCCTGGTTGCTGATGTTATAGATCGGCCAGGCTGTTGACTGATCGTGCTGGTTGAATATTTTCCAGGATGATGAACGATTGAGCGCGTTTTTGATCGGCCAGGCGGTATCCTGCTGATGCGTATTGAAGACCGCCCATGATGTATCGCGTGATATGCTGTTTAGAATCGCCCAGGCGGATGACCGCTGGAACGTATTGAAAATAGCCCATGCGGTTGACTGGTTATAAGTTGCCCCCCCACTCGAATACAAAAACGCGCCGATATCCCACGGCGTTGAGCGGGTTGCCCCGGTAATGTCAGTTGTGAAATAGGCGGAAAGGTCGGTGCCCGCGCCGATGGCGTTTGAACCTGATTTCAGGGTAAAATCGCCGTTGGCCGGGTCGGTCATCAAGTCGGTTGCGACCTGGTTGGTCAGGCTGTTTGAACCAGGTGCGGTAGCATCTGAAGATACATTGTTTGAGCCGCTATAATTATTAATAAAACAAGTGTCACAGTCGACAACCATGTTATTCGACACATCCATCGTACCTGTAGTCACAATACCTTCATAAAATCCTATGACTGAATTGTTATGGACCGTTCCGCTCGTTCCGCCAGCCGACCCAATAGCAGAACCATCGCCATTGTTTGTATTAACCTCAAGAATGCAGTTCCGAATATTAACTTCAGGGTCGCTATCTCCAGCAAGAATCCCAGAAAAACTTCCTGCTGCAGTCACGTTTCCCTTCAGATAGAGGCTTTCAAGATTTATTGTTCCGGCATCCTCGACAGAAGAGATATACAGCATAGTCGGAGTAGCGGAATAAATATATGTATGCTGAATCTGCAGGGCCTTGATTGTTACCCCTGTATTTTTAATATCAAGCCATGGTGAACTTCTTGTTGACGTTGATCCTAGTCTATATTTGCTGCTGTCAAACTTGCCATCATCACCGATCCCTTCACCCTCAACCTCTAAATATCTTGTCGCATCTGTTGTTAGTCCATCGATATCAACATTCGTCGCATCCGCACTCCCTGCAGAACTGACACAGCTACACTTGACATACTCGTCATTGCTTACAAAATCAACCCCGGAGCTGCCATAGTTAGCAGCCTGTGCAGCATTCAAGCTGAGATAATCATAGCCCGCGCCGCCGTCGGGATCGACCAGGCATTCAACCAGCGTAGCCATTTACTCAACCTTATCCTGGATGTAGGATTCAAGCGTCGCGCGATCGGTTGTGACTACCCCACCTTGACCAACAATATAATCAACCACGCCGCTGCCGACGCAGTACCTCCGCCGCGCTATCGTCTTGCTTGCTTTTTGCTTGATATCGCGCTGGAATGAGTCACGAACAACGGCCCGATCTGCGTCATAGATCAATATCTTGTCGGCGTGGGAGACGATCGACAGTCCCATGCCGGCGACGTAACGCTCGACATAGGTCGGGTTATTGGCCAGCGCTGAGTAGTCCGCCTGAATCCTGTGGATGCCAGTTGTCTCATTGTAGCTGAGTTCTGAAAACGCAATCTGACCGACGTCGATCTCCCAGAACGCAGCCGATGTCAAAGCGGCATAAATAGAGATATCGAAAACCACTTCATTGGCCGCCGTTGAATGGATCGTCCCCCCCCAGCTCATGATAAACTGCTCAACGGCCGCCGGAGAGACAATCCCAAGGACTCCGCTGATCAACTCAGAGAACAGTCTCAGGCGGTAACCGTCGATCGCCGTATTCTGAGCGACAACCTCGAAACCAAGTTCAAGATTCCACGGCTTACTATAGCCGATAAAATCTGTCATTGGCACGTCAGGCACCTCGGCCACAACGAAATAAACAACCTCTTTTCCGGCGAACGGCGTTCCTGTCGCACGGATCTCGACAATGTCTCCCTTGCTGTGCGGCGGCGTGTCGGCTTTCATGATGAGCAGTTGCATATCTACTCCACGGTAATTTGTATGGTTACGGTTCCCGCCGCTGCCGGGACAACAATCGGATCATGCGGGACAGATTCAGGCGTATAAGCTGCGATGGTCGTATCGACCATATTGCTGTCAACGCTTTCGTCTTGATCGTTATAAGCCCGCACGGTGAAGTACCAATTGCCCGGCTGCAGATCATTAATTTCTGTTGTCAGTGCGTCCCCGGCATCCTTGCTGTATTGCAGGTTGTCAGGACTGTTACCGTAGTAGGTCATATAGCCCGTGACGGACAGCGTCGGCGACGGGTCCCACGACAACGTGACCGATCCGGCAAATGCCGGGGCAGCGATGATCAGAAGAAGTAAAACCAGAATCAGCTTTTTCATGACGCGCCTCCGTAAATTTTGAGCATGGCCCGTTGCTTCGCCAGGTGCATGCGGATCAGCTCGCGATCACAGACCGACAAAAATCCTGGTGCATCGAGCAGGTTGATCTCATCCCCAACCAGGAACACGGCGGCCCCGGCCAGACGATTGGCGGCATCAACTTTTTTAAGGATCAGGCCGACCAGGTCGGCATAGGTCACACCGCCGTCAACGACAGTCTCGATCTGGTCGATAACCTTTCCGGCATCGGAAACGTCGTAACCGTCGACCGCCTCAAGAACCCCGATCTGGACGATCAGAAGCGCTTTTGATAACGCAGCAGGATCGGGTATTCGCTCAAGTATGAGGCTTTCAGCCCCGTCACAAACGGCCGGAGGCTGAAACGTTGATGTTGAGCATCCACCACAAACAACCAGGGCAACAACGAACAGCAGCAAAATCGATAATCTTTTCATTTTTGGCTCCTTTTGTCTTTCGGCGCGAGATATACGCGACGTTTATTTTTAGGGTCGGCGTTCGGTCCGCCGAACTTGCGCAGTTCGCGCAGCCACAGCCTGGCCCTCAATTTCCACATGTTGTCCTCGATCGCCAGGCGATAAAGTTCATTGTCTGCAGTTTCGCGGTATGACTTGTCGAGCAGGCCGGCGCGCAGCATCTGGTAAAGTACGTCATGGACCAGGCTGCAGCGCATGGTCGAAGGTGTATCGAAGGTCGGGCCGCTCGGGCCATCCCAGGCATATCCGGCCTTGATCAGCAGGGTTCCGTGGATGTCCAGGATAAACCAGGGCTGGACAACGGTCTTTCCGCTGATCGAAATTTTGACATGATAATCATCGGCCAACTGGTACTTGTAGCCCTTGCGATATGAGATGTAGCTCATGGCTCGACACCTTTCTGCTGCAACAGCTTCAGCGCTTCGGCGCGCAGAGCATCAACATCGATCTCATCAGACCGGCCGCGGCGGATATAGAGGGCCGCAGCGATCCCCAGATAAGGCAGCAACGTGCCAGGATTTCCTGCCACTGCCGCACCAATCACGGTTGACCAGTCGAGCCCGACGGTTCCGAGCATGTCGCTCACGTTGGTATAAGCCCCGCTCAAAAAATCAGACCCTCCGACCAGAACCGATAAGCTGGCGAACAATCCACGCTGATATTTTTTGATGATTGATTTCATTGGTTCAGCTCCTCAAGCAATGTCAAAATTTCCCCGGCGGTTTTCAGATCGATGGCCCAACGGTCATAGCTGGGATAAAACACCCACGCATCCAGGTAAGGGACAACCTCGCCGACGGTCAGTTTTTTGCTGTTGCGGATCTGGTAGCACCTTTCGTCGGTTTTGCGGATCATCTCCGCAGCTCCTTGATTTCTTCCTCACAAAGCCCTAACCGCCTGGTGATTTCGTTCAGCCTCTCCTGGTTAGCTGCCATGTATGCGGCCACGGTTTTATCTATTTTTGCCGTATTATTCGCCGTCTCTTTTGCACTTTCGCCTATTTTTTCAATGGCAGACTGGTTGTTGCTGTTGTTGATTTTTGTGATCGTGAACAAAGCGATCAAAGCAATTCCGATGATGATCCCGACAATGATCCACATCCCCTGGTGACGGTTGGCAAGGCGGCTGACCTTGCCGACAGACTCCCAGAGCTTGCCCATTTCGTCCTCATGCTTTCCGTGTGAGTCGCAGTGTTCGGTCATCGGTGTCCCTCTTAGCTTAAAATGACAGTTTTCAGCCCGCCGGTCGGCTGCAATAAAGCCTCCCCGGCGATACTTGCTGTGTTGCCTGCGATCGACACGTTCACCAGATCACCGGCGCTGACGTCTGTCCCGGCATAGGCGGTGCGTTCAGATCCGTCCGGCAGGCGGACTTTTGCCGTCGATCCGGATGCGGACACCACCCGGCAGGCGACCAGGTTGCGCTGGTCGATGTTGAGGCGTTTTTTAATTTTAGTCAGTGTATCCATCAGTCAAAACCTGTTAGCCACCAAGGCACCAAGGCCACCAAGAGAATCAAAGTCAAAAGCTGTTTTTATTGTTAAATTCAAAGTCAAAGGCCTTTTTTTTTGGTTTAAACCCTAAAAAATGGTTTCTTGTTTTTTGCCTTTCTTGGTGTCCTTCGTGCCTTTGTGGCTATATTCCTTTAAACCGCTTCGTAATATTCGACCAGCAGGTCGTAAATCACATCATCCTGCTGGTCGATGCTCTGCCGGATCGCCAGGACCTGGGCTTTTTGTGCCGTTTCATCCAGGGCGCTGACGGTAAAGGCGATCAGGTCCCCTTCCTGCAGGGCGGCCACCTGGTCGGCGTTGTCATCGGTGCGCAGCACGCGCAATTTGCGCCGGTGTTTGTGATAGGTGTTGTCATTAACGGCCACGCCGCCGACAGCCTCGGCCTGGTCCTCATCAACAATTAGCGGGTGCGTGATGTCGTCGAGCCAGATAACCGGGATTGTTTCGTGTGTTTCGTCGGCTTCGTCGGCGGTCAGGCTGATATCGCGCAAAACAACAACATAGGGCGGCGGGCTGCTGGTCGCCTCGATGACCCCGGCGGTGATCGTCCAGCGCCAGGTGATCGCTTCAGCCGATTGCCCGGTCGGCGTGGCGGTAATGGTCGCGGTGATGCGCGCGCCGTAACTGCTCGAGGACCCCGGCGTGTACTCGATGCGCCGGCCGTCGGTGATCGCGGTTTCTGTGACCGTGACCGACGTGCCGTCGATCGCCAGGGTCACGCCCGCGTCGACGCCGTTGACCGTGTCGATCACATCGACGGTCAGGGACCAATCGCGGCGCACGTCGATGCTGTTGGCTGCAGGAGCTGTGTTTTGTAGTTCAATCGCCATGGGTCAAAACCTTCTATTAGCCACCAAGGCACCAAGGACACCAAGAGAATCAAAGTCAAAACCTGTTTTTATTATTAAGATCAAAATCAAAGCCTTTTGCTTTTTGTTTAAACCCTAAAAAAGGGCTTCTTGTTGTTTGCCTTTCTTGGTGTCCTTCGTGCCTTGGTGGCTATATTTGCTTGTTTTTGTAAGGCACTTTTTTATTCAGCCATTCCTGGCGTTTTTTACATCCGCCGCAGGGTTTTATGCCGACGGCTTTTGTCGCTTTGGCGATGGTGTCGCCGAGGCCTCTGGACCGCTTGACCTCTTTGCCGTTGTGGTACAACTTGCCGCTTGATGATCCTTTAACAATCATGGACAGCGCCAGAGCCGCCAGCGGCGATAAAATGTAACCGGGATACAATCTTCACAGCCATAAGTGCAATCACCAGGACTGACAGAACCCGGTATTTCTGTGCTGCCCATAGATGAGGCTGACCAGCAAGATGGCGGCTGACTGGTGTTACACCAGCCATAATCGCGGTAAGTATCAAGACCATTTTCTGCATAAACATAAGCCGCGTATAAAAGGACCCAATAGGTCGATAGCTCACCCGGTGTCATTGAATAACCGCAATCATCAACAACCTGTTGCGCCAAATCTTCGACCGCGCTGCTTCCGCTTGAAAGCTCAAAGGCTAAGACCGTCTCGATATAGTTTTCCTGTACGGCATTTGACCGTCTGGCATATACAACCGCCTGCTGTACCGGATCGCACGAATCGGTGACTGTGATCGTATAAATCGCGCTTTCTCCTGGCGTGCAGGTCCCCGTGCTGGTCACAATTCCTGTTGCGCTGTTTATTGCACCCTTGTCGATCGAATAGGTGTAAGGCTCGACCCCGCCGCTGGCTTCATATTCAGCGCCGGTGAAAATCGTTGTCGGCCCCGTCAGGAAAAGTTCGTCGCAACCGGCGCAAAGCTCGATATCTGTTTCAGGACATATCGCAATATCTCCTCCGCCGTTCAGTTCCTGATCTGTGCATAAAACGATGTCAGTCATAAGTCAGCACGTAAAAGTAAAGGGGTAGTCGTTGCCGTCAATCGTTGCCGTCGCCCCGTTGCTGCCGGTCACAGCGTTGGTAAAAACAAAGTAGCCGCCGGCATCGGTGACCGTACCGCCGCCGGAATCAAAGGAGACCGGGACCCCGGCATGTGGTACGCCATCGCAAATAAGACGGCGCTTGCCGCTGATATCTCCGCTTGTTCCGCTATCGCCATCAGATCCGCTGGCTGTCGTATCCGTCCCGCTCGGGTAGCTGACCGTTCCGACGCCGTCGTCGTCTGTCACCACGCGCACGATATCGATCGACAGGCGCGCAATCAGACTGCCGCACATAGCACTGATATAACAGCGGCCGGTGTATCCCCCGGCGGTCAGGTCGGTTGTTGCAATTCCGCCTGACGTGTAGGCGGTTGTCGTTGACAGTTCCGCCCCGGTCGGTCCCTGCAGGGTAAACTGCACAGGGGTCCCGTCGGTCACGGCGCTGCCGCCGCTCTGTTCAACCGTGGCGGTGATGGTCGCCGTTCCCGCTTCGTTTTCGACCTCGGCCGTGGTGTTGTAGCTGACATCGACCTGGCTGGTGCCAAAGGTGAAATATTGCGCGGCGTTGGTCACGCGCATGTAAAGGCGATGCTCGCTTGATACATAACGATAACCGGCGTATTGCAGGTCCAGCGCGCTGCTGATCTGCACCGATCCGGCGACCGCGTTGGCAACAACGACGTAACCATCGAACCCGATCGTTCCGTCGGCATATTGTTCGCTATGAACGGTCAGGTTGGTTTCGCTGACCGCCGTCTGGCCCTCGATGGTCGTGCCGACCAGGATCTGCGCCTTGTCGCTGGCCAGCTCCATGCTGTCGATCGCGCTGCCGAGCAACGACAACCAGGCGCTGCCCTCCTGGCTTAATGCCGCGGCGGTGATCTTGGCCGTGCCGACGGTCGTGCCTGATCCGATCTCGACCGTCGCCTGGCCGGCGGCATCGCATAAACTTGATGACTGCCCCAGGCTGGCGGATAATGGCGCGGAATTATAGGTTTCATAATCGATGATCACGGCCGTGCCGGAAGGCCCTGGCGTGATCCCCAAGGTGATGCTGGTCGTGTTTTGCGTGTAGCTGCCGCCGTTGGCAAAATTGGTGCCGCTGCGGTTAACGTCCGTCGCGCGATAAACGCCGATCACGCGGCCGATGGCGTTGTCGGTGCTGACCGCTAAATCTCCGGTGGTGTCCTGTTCTTCGCCGATAATTTCGTCGGCCTGGTCGGCCAATGTCCAGCTGACCGTTTCGGCCTGGGTATAGCTGACAATAAACAGCTGCGTGGCCTGGGTCGGCACGGTGATTTCGTCGGCGTCAAAACTGGTCGGCGTGATCCGCGTGCCCTTGACCGGGCTTTGTTGCGTGCCGCTGTTGAGCCAGACCGCCTGCACGGCGTAACAGCCGCTGACCGGAATGGTCGTATAAGATCCGGCGCTGATCGCCTCATCAATCACCGCTTTATGCTGCACCAGCTGACCGGAGGAATCGTAAACCGTGGCCGTGGCATCGGCCGTGCTGGTTCCATCGGCGTCGATACTGGTCGGAGAAACAGAAACGGAAACAACCGGCAAGGTCGGGCGGGTATAATCGGCCTGTTCGCCCTGGACGCGCACGGCGTTGCCAGGCTGCTTGCCGCGCAGAAGCTCATAATTTAAAGACTGCGCATCTGAAAATGTCCTGGTCGCTGTTTCGCTTAAGGCGCGTGACGGATGGTCATAAACTTCGAAGTTCAGCCCGTCGAGGCTGACGCGCAGCTTTGCGCCGCACATCTCGACCAGTTCGCGCAGCAGTTCCAGGCGCGGCCGGCGCGAAACCTGCCAGCGGCCGCCGGGGATGGTCGGATCGATAGCGGCCAGCCAGATAACCCCGACGGCGTCGCCGGTTAAACTGGCGGCATGTTCGGTACAGATCAGTCGCGCCATGTCGCTGGCGCTGATATCGTTTAAAAAATCATAAGTCAGCGGCCGAAACTCGGTAATAATGCCCGCCCAGGCGCGCCCGCTGATCTGCGGATAATCTTTGGCGCTTTCGATGCTTCCGCTGAGTTTTTCGATGCGGAAATAACGGCTGTAATCTTCATCTGTGATGCGCAGGCGCGCGCGGGTGCGGTTGGTTTCCGGGTCAAGCAGCCCGGCAGGGATGTCGATATCGGCGGCAAATGTCAGCGCGATGTCTGGTATAACCTGGCTGTCGCTGTTGGTGCCCGCGCTGCAGCTGCGCACCGATCCCTCCGGGACCTCGACCCAGGCGGGCGTGGCGTTTTCGACTTCGATCAGCCAATGGCTCATCGGTCGGCCTCATCGTCCAGGGCGTCGGCTAGGGCATCTACTGAGTTAAAAGATCCCCCTCCCTTTCCTTTGAGTAGTTCAGCGTTTAGACGTCGAGCAGCCTCAAATTGGCGGTTATAGGCGGCTGTAGCCAGATCGGCTGCGGCGGCTTTTTTCTTTTCCGCTTCTGCGGCTTTTTCTCCGCCTTCTGTTTGTGACTTTATTAATCCATCAACCGCAGGCTGCAAAAACTCCTTAATTTCATCTGCCGCCGTTTCGGCCATGCTTTTAAACTTTTTCTCTGTATCGTCCTGCTTAATCTGTAACCTTCCAAGCGCCAACTCTGCAGCCTCAAGTTCTTTTCTTAATCCATTTCCCCCCTCAATGCGGTTGATCGTGTCGCCGATATCTGCATAGGTGGCCTTAACGCTAGCGTCAGTATTGACTCCTGGAATACTGCCGATTCCCTCTAATAGGTGGATGAAAGCAAGACGGAGGTTATTTACCAGCTCAAGCCCCCAGATTTGCGCATTTTTCAGCAGGATATCGAAAAGCTCACGGATCTGCTTAAAACCTGACAATGCCAGAATCAGCATTTCAGCAGCTTTGATCGCTCCGCTAACGATCCCTGGAAGGGCCTGGAAAATGGCGATCAGGCCGGTCATGATCTTGTCGCCGAAGCCCTTGGCCAACTCGTCGAAGCGGCCGGACTTTTTCAGCTCGTTGATTTTATCGATCACGCCTTTAATGGCGTTTTTCATGCCGTCAAAAACACCGGACCCCATGACCGACTGGCGGAACTGAAACCAGGCGTCTTTCAGCATCGATGTCAGTCCGTCCCAGGTGTTGGCCATTTCGCCTGTTGCGCCTTTGAACTGGCTGCCGGCCTTGTTCCATTCCGACCAAAGCTGTTTCCTGGTTTCTTCTGCGCTATAGGTCACACCAGCCTGGAACCCGAGCATAGAGAGTATGCCACGCTCTCTGAACAAGTCCGCAGAGGCCGCTCCGGCAGACAACATACGGCTGACCTGCTCTGTCGTCTGTTGAATCCCCAATCCTGACGCGGCAGCCAGATCACCGATCAGCGGCATCCATTGAGTGATTTCATCGACGCCGCCCTTCATGATACCGGCTAATTGTGTTGCGGACGCCATGATCTCGTTGTACTCAAACGGAACCCGACCGGCATACTCGGACATCTCTTTGAATAGCCGGTTGCCTTCCTTCTGGCTGCCAAGCAGGACCTTCAGACGGACCTGATAGTTTTCTGTTTCGCGCGCCGCATTGATAAACGATTTTGCCAGCACACTGCCGCCAAGGGCCGTACCAAGGCCGACGATTCCGGCTTTCAGGCTGAAAACGCTGCTAGCCAGAGACTTTATCCGCCCACGAATGGTGCGGAAAACCTTGCTGGCTTTGTCTTTAGCGCTGACAATCAGCTGGATACGGCTGTTCTTTGCCATACTTTATGCCTCGGTTTTTAATTTCCGATAATGCTTGCGCCAGGCCGATATAAACAGGCGCGGCCAACGCAACAAGTAGGTGATTCCTTTAAAAACGATCATTTAAAACAACCCGATAAAAACGCCTCCGGTGATTGTCATCGGATCAGACCAGGAAAAGTCGCCCTCATCCTCACCGATCTCTGGGCCGGAGCGGGACAGGCCGACAAGCTCGATATGAAGAATATTCCCGGCGGTGTCGCCCTTGGTCATGCGAGCATTGACCGTGCTTCCGTCAAAAAATCCGGTGATCGGCGCGGCATCTTCGACCCATGGCGTGAGCGTGGCTTGTGCTTCAAATTCGCCTGACCAGGGCAACTCCGAAAAGCCCGTGCTGTTGATCCCGCCGCGGCTGCGGCGCGTGGTCAGGTTAAATTCAAGCGATTTCATATCCAACGCTGAACCATCAAACACCAGTTGGCATTCTGTTCCGATCAGCGGACTTTGATCGTCATAGCTCGGGCTGTTCGGGTCGGTCGCGGCCGATTCCGCGCAGGTCAGGCTGCGGACCCCGAACTGCCCCTGGATCACGGCGCGCTCGTTGACGCCGACGGACAGCGATTCGCAGACCGCATCGGTACATAGCAGGCGCAACCCGTCGAGATACTGGTCAAGGGTTAAATATTGATGATCTTCCGTGCCGAGATGCAGGTAGCAGACCCCGGCGGCAATGGCGTCGCCATCGGCTGGGGCCTGGCTGAAAGCCTCGGTAAAGGTCAGATCCTGACCGGACACGGCCGACACGCGGCCGATTTCGTAACCGCTGCCGATTTCGACGCGCAGCAACTGGCCGACATGGTAGGTGCCGCTGGTCGCGGTCAGTGTGGTTGTGGTTCCCGCGCCATTGATCGTGTCGGCAACGTTGGTGTATTCGGTGCCGAGCAGGGTTTCGAGCAACGCGGAAAACTCCGGCGCGGTCCCGGCCGTTCCGCTGCCGCGCAGTTCCAGCGTCAGCGATCCCTCACCCCAGCGGCCGCCAGCGGCCTGCAAGGACGGCCAGCGGCTACCGCGGATAAGGCCGCGATCGATCTGCTCACCCTTTGGCTGCACAAACGATGATTCCATGGTCGGATCGATGGCCATTGCATCCGTAATGGTGGCCGGCGATCCCTTCGCGGATTGGATGCCCGCATAAGCTGTCGTTTTCTTTTTCTGGTAAATGGCCATGAGTTAAGCTCCTTTTACATGTCCCAAAGTGTCGAACGATAAAGCACGGACAAAACAAGCTGCCCGAATGCAACTTTCTTGTTGGCTTCGTCAGCGATTAATTCTGTGTTGAGCGGGGCAACGTCATAAACGCCTGCGACCCCCAGATGCTCCGGATCAGACCCGATAGCTGTGAGCATGTCGGCCATCAGCTCGCGGCACTGCGTCAGCGAGCTCGACCCTGAAAAAGTGACAACCAGGAACAGGGTCAGCTCGTGATCACGCCGCCCGGCCCCGATTCCGTCCTGAGGCAGGGTGTCGCCCATATCACGGATGGTCACGGCCGGCAGGCTGTCATCCTCAAGCGGCCGTAAAAGCCAGTCATCAACCGTTTTGATTGTGGCGCTGTAGCCGTTGGCCGTGGTGATCGACTCCATACGGGTTTTCAGCGCATCGACAATGTTCTGGCGGATATTTGCCACGATCAGCTCCTGAGATAACGCTGGACCCCTCGGTCAAGCGCGTTTAAGACGTTGCGTTCAAGCCCTGAAGCTCCCTTATTGGCGATTCCGTGGAAATCGAAGCGGCTGCGGTAATGCGGCTGACCACTGAAAATAAAGATCGGCAATATGCGATTCCTGGCCCGTCCTCCGCCGATATTACTGCTTGGCACGGTGCGATAAATTCCGGTTTTGTTCGGATGAACAAAATAGCGAATCCCGGCACGGGCATCGCGGCTGCGTGATTTTTTCGCCCCGCGTGAAAATGGCTGCATGTCGGCTGTTCCACCGCGCGAGCCGCTGTAAAAAACTTTGTTGATAAAGGCTGTTGTCACGTTTCCGTAGCGATCGACATCGGCGAACTGCGTCGGAATCAAAAACGGCTTACCTGGCGGCGATACTCCGGCGCGTTGAAGCGTTTTTTCAAAACCTTTCAGCTTGCGATCTTCGCCATAAACCTGAGAGCGTAGAGCGGCCGGAGCATCGAACATGCCGATCTCACGCCGCGACCTGCGGCCAAACTCCCACTTGAAAGCGACGGCTGCGCGCAGGTCGTCTTTTTCAGCGGGAAAGAAAAACAGGCTGCGCCTGGTCCATGGCGTCGGTTGATCGATGTACATCGGCATGGCCTGCTGCACGGCCTGTTTGCTCTGTTTGGCGGTCTGCGTCATCCCCAGCGCGACCCACTTCGGGACGCTGTCGCCTAAAAAACTGAACTGGCGTTGCAGCTTGTCGACGTTTAAGGCTTTGACGCTGATTTCGAACATTTAGAACCCTTTGTTAGCCACTAAGGCTCGAAGAACACCAAGAAAATCAAAATCGTTTTTTTTGTTTAACCCCTTAAAAGCCCTTCTTTGTGCCCTTTGTGTCTTAGTGGCTATTTTTGGGCCTTCATATTTGCCGTGTATCGCACGATCTTAAGGCCGTGCGGCTAATAGCATTCGTAAATAATCAGCCTAAATGGCTGGCGGCCCAACTCGGCGAGAAAGCGCCGGAAGGTTGCGCCGCTGTTGCTGATTGTTCGTTTATGTTTCAGCTTTTCCACATGCTGGCCGAGCAGGATGCACCCCTCGGTGTGTTCGGCCTGGTTGCCCGCGTGAAAAAGGATATGCGTGCGGCCCGGTACGTCCTGCACCTGGAAGGTGCCGCCGTGGCGTGGTGATTCGTGCGGCTTGACCAGGTACGGCTGCGCAGGAATACAGCTGACATTTTTCTGGTTGTCGTATTCGCGCGGCTCCAGAGTTGCACAGAAAATCTGCTTATCAACGCGCAATATGCCGAACGTGCCCTGGCTGGTTGATTCGAGCCTGATCAGTTCAACGATGCGCATTTAAACGTCCTCCAGCATCAGGATGGTAAAACCTCCGGAGCGCTGCTCATAGGTTTTCACCTGATAGTCGCTCCCTCCAGTGTAAAAGCGCAAACCGCGCAAACCGGTGATCATCAGATCCTCAACATCCACTGTTGCGACTTTGGCCTGCGGCTCGGTCATCTCAACCGACGCAGAAAACTCGCTGACGATGCGCTGCGGATCGGTAAACTTGCAGTACAGATCCAATCCAGACAGAGATCCGTCATCGATGGTCGCCTCCTGCCCTGTGGCCTGAAGCATGGCGCGTGCTTGCGTGGCGGAGAACTGCATCGCTTACCCCTGTGGCTGCAGTGCCTTCTGTTTGGACTCGATCGCCTCGAGGACCGCTTCGCGGGTTTCCTCATCGCTGATCATCGTGTTCAGTTCTTCGACGGTTTCGACGTCGACGATCTTCTTGATTAAAGCTTCTTGCTCCAGCTCGCCGAGTCTCTTCGTGTATGCGATTTTGACCGTCTTGCGTTTTTCGTTTTCCGACATCAAAGCGTCCAGATCCTCCAAGCTTTCAGCCCTCTCAATCTCTTCGATCAACAGCTCGCGCTCGCTTTTGTCAGACCCGTCAATATCCTCAAGTTCAGCCATCAGAGCTTTGTTGACATCCCCGTCATAGCCGAATTCTTCGCCGCGCTTAAACTGAACAGGGCCGTCAACCTGGTAAAGCCCTTCTCCAAGGCTGGTCAATGAATGGTTGCGGGATGCGGCCTGATCCTCGCTGAGCTCAAGTATCCCCGATGCGACGTTCACGGACCGGCCAATAACTCGATATTTATCCATAGTTTTTCTCCTTTTTTTTGTTGATGGTTTGATAAAAAGCCGGAGCCTGGCTCCGGCTTTATGGTCAAAACATCAATCACCGATTAGGTGAAGGTTGTCAGGCATGACCGCTGCCAGAGGCCGTAACCGACGTTGCGGATGGCCTTGATGCCGTAATGGTGCTTGTCATCGTTAAATTCAAGCTCGCTTCCCTCGGCAACAGCAGATACCTGAACGCCTTCTTCTTCCTGACGAATCATGGCCTTGCTTTCGCAATCCGTGCGGAAGGTGGCAAACTTGGTTGTCCATGAACTTAATCGCGGATTGACGGACATCCCGACCTGAAACCCGCCGATCTGGCCCAGGGTAATGATGGTGTTGTTTCTGCCTCCTGTCGCTGCCGTGTCGACAATGATCTCGCTGCCGATCGCGGCCGCGGCTGACTTCATGAACACAACGGGGACCATGATGTTGAAAGCCATAGCGTCTTCGTTCATCGGCTCGCCCTGGTCGTCCTTGAAACCAAGAATGGTTTCGATCGACTGCAGGATAGCGCTCTCCATCTCTCCTGCGGTCGGGGCCGTGGTGGTTGTGGCGTCGTAGGTTTTGTCGTTGCTCTGGGTGCCGCTGTCGCCTTCGGAATGATCGGTATCGAAGAAATATTGACCGTCGTAACAAACCGTCGATTCTCCCAGGACGATCAGAGCAGATAGCAATTTTGCCCAGTGAGCGTTGGTCCTTTGGGCCAACTCACGCACGCGCATCATGACCTGGCCAGTCTTGTCGCGACGGATTTCGTCAACTAAAACCTCGAGAGTCGCCTCGAATTTTTTGTTGGCGATGGTGATCCCGTTTTCACGGAAACCTTTCGCATGACGCCCCCCAAGCCATTCACGCATCGCCGGTGAAAGCCCGAGAAATTTGTAGGTCTCTGATTCCTGGTCACTCTCAAAGTAGTTCGAGACGCCGGGAATCCATGTTGCCCCGATATTTTGTTCCAGAGCCGCGTAAAATTCTCCGATGATTGCGCGGCTGCCGAGTCCTTTTGCTCCCATTTTATTTTCTCCTTTTCAGATTGATGGTTGATTAGGCCTGCAGAGCCGCTCTGACGGCCAGCGCGTCAAATTCGACAATCGCGACACCGGTCGAAACCCAGCGTGACACGTAGCCGATCAGGCTATTGCTGGTGCTTGTCAGGGTGAAGGTGTTGTCATCGCTGGCGTAAACAGCCGGGCGATCATTGGCGGTAATGGCCAGCCCGGAAATAGCCAACTGAACCCGCCCGCGGGTTTTGACGGACACGTTCACATCGCCGGCGCTTCCACCACTGTTATCAGCCTTGCGATCGGCAAAGCCCTGGAAAACATCGCCGGCCACCAGGGGCCGGGAATAACCGCTGGCGTTCTCACCGACGGCCGCACCTTCGTAAATGATGTCATCCGCAATGACCGGATAGGCTTCAAGCTCTCCCAACTGGTAAGCGCGGGGAGTATCTACCGTAAGAGTTGCCATATTTTTTTCTCCTTATAAAAAAATTGAGTGATTTACTTTTTCAGAACCCTGGCGCGACCGTCTTTTTCGGCTTTTTTCCAAGCCATAAAACGATCAAAGTTTCCGCTGAATTCTGCCTGCAGGTCCTCGGACTGATCCCACTCGGCCTTGGCGCGCTCCTCGATGGTCCCTTGCGGCTTGCCTTCGTTCCCGGCATCGCCGGAAGGCGCGAGCGGATCCGGCGCATCATCCTGGTAACCCTTCAGGTTCCTGGCCTGTTCCGACTTAACGGCTTCAAGCACTTTGACAGCCGCTTCAGGACCGGTGGTTTTACCGTCGAACTTCAGTTCCGTGATCAGCTTTTCATGACCACGCACGGTTTGTGCCTCAACATCTTGAATGCGCTGGCGTTCTTGCTCGGCACCTTCCGTTTTTGCTGTTGAGGTTTTTTCTTCAATATCCGCCTCGGCGACATAACCTTCTCGCGCAGCGGCTTCGACATCCTTGACCAGGTCGGGGAATGCAGCCCGGAGCTGGTCGACATTTTCAATTTTCATGTCTTGCTCCTTTTTTTTGTTCGCCGCGACAGCACCGGCCCCGGCTTCATCATCGTTTTTGATTTTGACGATCAGGTCTTCGAGCGTGGAGACACCGTCCACAAGACCGGCAGCAACAGCTTGCCGACCGACGAAAACACGACCGTCTGCCATATTGGTGAGTACCGTTTCGACATCGACGCCACGATTTCTGGCAACCGCATCGACAAAAACTGAGTAGAGGTAATCAACTTTTGCCTGAATGTCGGCGCGGCCCTCTTCAGACAGCGGCGCGTACTGGCTTGAAATCCGCTTATATTTTCCAGCAGAGATCTCAGTCGTCTTGACGCCGACCTTCTCTTCCCACTTTGAAATATCGAAATGCGATGCGACCACGCCGATCGAGCCCGTCATCGTTGTATTATCTTTGATAAAAACCTTGTCGGCCGCTGACCCGAACCACATGGCGGCGCTGGCCATCAGACCGTCTGCCAGGGCATAGATAGGCTTATCTCCACGGCTCTGATAAATAAAATCTGCGAGCTCCGCCGTACCATCGACCGTTCCGCCAGGGGAATCGACCTGCAGGATCACTGCCTCCACCGCAGAATCTTCGAGGGCCTCAGCAATCTGCTGCTTTGCCAGGTCGGTCGACACCCCACCGGATATCTGAGTAAACAAATTCATCCGCTTACCAACAACACCTTCAAGCGGAAGGACAGCGACTCCCTCGATCAAAGAATATGCCGACTGCGTGTTATCCAGCGGCCTGCCGATACGGGCCTCAACCGCTTCGATATCGATCTTTTCTCCACGCAGATGTGTGGCATAGATGTGCTGGATCTCTTCCAGCATTTCCGGCTTGATCGCCCAGGGGCCTGATACAATATCAATCAGCTTCATGGTTTTGCCTTTCTTCTATAATCGACTGAACGGACTGCTTGAGTGCCGCCTTGATTGTTTCGATGTCTTTTTTGCTTTCCACAAGACCGGCATCCAGTCGCTTCTGATGCTCGCGGGCACGCTTGCGGTGCTTGTCGTCAAAATCTCCGCCGGTCAGCTGTTCAATCTCTTCCTCGATCGTCGAAACACCCTCGGCGATGCGCTTTGACGCGGCCTCGATCTCTTCTTTTTCGTTGATCATGCCTCGCGGATCACCAATCCAGGCCGATCCGGTCCAGGCTTTGCGCGTCATAACGTCGGAAAAATAACCGGGAGCGTAAAAACGCCCAAGAGCGACCATTTCGTCAAAAAAGGTTTCGTAAATCAGCTGATTGAAGCGCGCGGCAAACCACTTGCGGCGGCCGCTGAACATCCGCCAGGCTTCGAGCATCGCGGCACGAGAGGCTGAATAACTGCTGGAAAAATGCTTGATCAGGACCTCGAACGGAATTTCGATGGCCATTCCGATCTGGCGCAGGCAGGACAACCAAAAAGGATCAAACTTGCCGTTTGGTCTGTTCGGATCGTTAAACTGGACCTCTTCGTCCGGCAGCAACCCGACGACAGAGCTTGAATCAAGATCAATATCTGACACGTCGCGATTCGCGGCGTTGTTATCCTGAAGGAACTGGTTCCAATCCGGAGCTTCTCCGGTCGTCGATTTGATGAAATAAGTAATCAGCGCGCTACCGACAGCGGCATCCAGTTCGGCCTCTGTCAGTTTGCTGAGCTGTTTCAGGGTTTCGATAATCGGGGCCAGCTCTGGGACCCCGCGCGACTGGTTCGGGCGCAGCTTGCGGAACACATGAATCATATTCCTCCGTCCGGTGTTGATTCCGAACGCTGGTATAGGCGGATACCATTCTTTTTTGTAGCCGCTGATCGTCGCGCCTGGATGGCGTTTGAGCACATGGTAGGCCTTCGGCGCTCCGTTTTTATCTTTTTCAATACCACCGCTCAGGGTTTCCGTGTCGCGCTTGCTGTTATTATTGCAGACACGATCCGCCTCGATCAGCTGAACAGCTAACTGGTAAGGAAAACCGTCTTTGCGCTCGACCTTCGGCAGCAAGGCAAAAACATCGCCATTTTCAAACGTCTGTCTGAAAGCCAGAGCCTGGAGCTCGTTAAAAGGCTGGGTGCGTTCGACATCGCAATAAGTCGAATGGGCCCAGAGACTCCACTCTCGCTTGATCTCTTTTTCGCGCTGGGAAGCTTCGTCTTCTGTCAGTCCGAGATATTCATAATCAATAGCAGGCTTGAGCCGCAGGCCTGTCCCGATGACATTCGTCACCATGGTTCCGCAGGCCCCGGTTGCGATTGGTTCGTTGCGGATCAGGTCGCGCGATCTGTCGCGCAACGATGGGAGATCTGGCAGGATGTCGCTGTCAGCATCCCCTCCAGACGTTGTCCAGCTTTTTGTTCTTTTTCTGGTTTTTTTAGCTCCGGTGTACCCTCCACCAACGGCGGCGACGGCAATCCTGTCGGCCATGCGCCGGCGGCCAGATGACGGGCTGAAAAAATTAACAACCTGGTCGACCAAGTTCGGGCGTGCTTCTATTTCTTTTCCTGATATTTTAAAGCGGACGGGCTTCATCGCATCCCCAATCGTTTAACGGCACGGCGATTAGGTGTGCGCTGAATGACGCGGGTGTTCCAGACATCGACACCTTTCTGGATTTTTTCAAGATCGGCAAGCGTCAGACGATCGCCGTCGATTTCAACGACCTGACCTCCTAAAACAGCTGTTTCAGCGTCGAGATATTCCTGCAGCTTTGCTTCGCATGTTGCTAAATCGAGTCCGGCCATTACATACTTTTCCCCTTAAAAATAAGGATGAAATTCTGAAGACGGCCGTTATTATGAAATGGTTTTCAGATGATCAGGGAGAGGGCTTTTGCACGCATTTGCACGTGGGTGCACAAAATGTTGTGGATAATATTTAATTTAAACACTAAATATTGGATTATTAAACGTTTCAAACTTGACACACTACCAATGTAGTGGTGTAGATATAAAACAACGGCTCAGGGGTGAGGCCCTGAGCCGTCGTAAACATGGAGTCGTCATTCATTGATGTTGGCGCATTAAAAATGACAACCCTGTACTCTTATATAATTGTGTAGAACATTTGACGGCTCCTGTCAACTTTCAAACCGAGTCAAAAAGGAGCAAAACATGTCAAATAAAGTCAAATGCGTACCAAAAAGAACAAACAAGAAGCCTGGCCCAAAAACCGTAACAATACCAGGACACAAACGGTCGAAGCCAAAACCGATCAAAAAAACATGCAACAAGCCTAAATAAGTAAACAGCGCCAACATGAAGGGCCGGGAAACCGGCCCTATTTTTTTAACACTCCCTAGCCATTTCAGCTTTTTTTATTCTCTTCTGATTATATTCAGTGACCGACAATGCCGTAATCCTGGTCCCCCGGCGGCCAGGGTTGTCATTGGCGTCGACCAGATCGCCTTGTTCGACCAGGTGATAAACCTTACGCGCCGACACACCGAGAACCTCCGCCGCTTCGACAACAGAATAAGATAGGTTTTCAAGGATGTGCTGCCGCTTGACGCGTTCGATATCGGACGAAGAAATGTTCAACCGTGGCATTTTAGTCATCGTTTTTTTTCCTCTTGCTGGAAGTCCGGCGGCGGGGCTTCGGAGGCTCATAGGTTCCTGCGGCAATCTGTTTATACTGCCCCTCCAAACTATCCCAGTTCGGATTGAGATAATGCAGCCCGATATAGCCGTAGTTGGTCAGATCGAGCTCTTCGTTTTTGGCGTTGGCTTTCTTTTTCAGCCAGAAGCGTTTTTTGCGGCCGTACTTGTCATATTGGTCGACGGGCTTCTCGGACGTGAGCTGCTGGAAGCGTTCATAATCCATGTCCGGCGGGAAGTGCATGAACCCGGGACCGTGATCTTCGACCTGCATATAATGGTGGAGATCGTTCTTGCCGATGATGGTATTGACGATCAGCAGCGGAACATGGCGGCGCTGCTTGCGGCTGGGCCAGCTCATGCGCACCAGGGGTGCGTCGTAACTGCTGGAGCCTTTGAGGCCGAACACCTGGCGGGTAAACCGTGAGCGCAGATAACGGTAGGCCCGTTGTGTGGCGTCTCCCCCGGTATCGATAAAGGTGGCCGCAATCTTCATTAGCGCTCCGGATTCGTGGTCCCAGGTCCGCTGGAGATATTCGTCCAGCTGATCCCAGACCGCATCCTCAGACGGGGATCCGGCAAATATCTTCAGATCGATGCGCCAGGATTCATACCCGCGCCCGAAAGCGGTCAGCCGTGCTTCCAGGCGGTTGGTCTGGATGTCCACGGTACAGATCAGCAGCAGCGCTTTTTGCGGTACCCGCCATTTTGCCCCATCCGGCCACCACTGATGACGACGGGCGTGCAGGACCTCGGCAGCGGTCAGGTCTTCTTCGCTGATGCCGCTGAAACTCAATCCTGCCCAGTTGTTGTACCAGGCTTTGAGCTTTTCCGGCTGGTCCTGGGCCTCGAGCCATTCGGCGACGCAATCGGACAGGCTGCGGAACGGGGTGACCCAGGCGGGGACGTGGACACCGACGGCATAGGGATACTCGACGTCATGCCGTGGTTTGATCGTTGCGTGCTGCAACGCCTGGTCGCGGTCATGATCGGACCAGCGCGCCTGGCAGTGGGCACATTCGTACCAGGCGGAGCGCCGGCGGCGGATGGTACGGGCATCGGCTTCGGTTTCACCGTCGATGGTCTGTTGCCCGGGCCATTTGAATTGTTCCCAGACCATGGGCTGGAAGGTGCCGCACTCCGGGCATGGAACCTCGACATCATAGATCACATCGCATTCGGCCAGGGCGTCATCCACCGGGCACCCGGCATCCGTCGGGGCCCCGAGCTTGATGACTTTTTTGCCGTATTTTTCATAGGTGGCCGTGCGGACTTCAGCTTCCTTGATGTTGACGACGTTCTTGTATTTACCTATCTCATCAAGGATCACCCAGCGGTAGGCCTCGGAGGCCAATGACACCTGGCTTGTGGCCCAACCGATTTCGATGGTAGCGCCGGTGGCCAGGTTGATACTGTAGATTGTGGTGTCATCCGGGTTCTTGCTCATGATCTCGCGCAGGGACTCGGAATCCTCGATCATGGGAATAATGCGTTTTTTTGAATGTTTCTTGACCGATTTCTCATCGGCGAGCACAACCAGGGCCGCGTCGCTGCCCGTGGAATAATCGATCTCGCGGCCGAGGACGTTATAAACCGCGTCGCTGATCCCGGTCTGGCTGCCCTTGGCGATCACCAGTACGCGCACATGCGGCAGCGCGGCCAGGTCCATGACCATGGCGCCGACTGGATTGCCGCTGTTGCGCCACTTCCCGGACTTGGCCCCGCGGCGCAGGTAGCGCTCTTTCTCGGCCCATTCTGACGGCGGCAACTTCTCCCGCTTCTGCATGATGCGCCGCTCGGCCGGGCGTAATGGATATGTGAGATTTTCGGCTGTGTTCATAAAGTTAAAACCTTGTTAGCCACCAAGACACGAAGAACACCAAGAGAATCAAAAACTTTAAATCCTGCTTTATGGTTAAAATCTAAAGTCAAAATCTTTAAGACTTTCTTCGTGTCCTTTGTGCCTTGGTGGCTATACGCTTTTAAGCCCCGTGGAATTCATCAAAAATATCAGCCAGCCTGTCCATATCACGCTGCAGCCATTCGGGCTGGCGGGCGACGATGGCGGCGCGGATTGTTTCGCTGTCAATCTGTTTGAGGACCTCGGCCAGGATCGCCTGAAGCCGGTCCGGCGCCGAGGTCTCCAGGTGGCGGCGCAGGCCTGCGAGAACGGCGGCGTCACGTTGTTCCTCGGCTTCGCGTAAAAGGTACTTGCCACGTTTCAGGTCGTTTTCGAGTCGCAGCTTGTCCGCCTGCAGGCTGATCAGCTCGGATCGGCTGTCCTCGGCCTCGCTAGCGGCGCGCTGCAGGTGCTTTTTTGCATAGCGCTGTAAGTCGATCATGCGGATGGATTTGACCCGGCCATTGCGAGACCTCTCCGCCGGCAGCAGCCCTTGCTTGACGTGATTGCGCACGCTGCGTTCGGTGATGTCGTAGCCCTGCTCCTCCAACCAGGCGTGAGCCTGGGGGATGCTGGGGATGGTTTTTTCAGCTGCTTTGGTCATAAAAAAACTCCACTATCTCAGCGGATCTCGCTCGGCTATACTGACCTGTCTATCTATTGTTAGACAGCAATATCCAGTTCAGTTTTCAACGACTCAAGGTCACGCACCATCGAATCAGCGAAGCCATACATCACATCAAACTCGCCTTTTGGAAAGTCTCCGATCATGAAAAGCTTTTTACCAGCGCCAACTGCATAGCCAGCCTCTAAGTGCGTGCTCTTACCGCAAGGGTGAAGCATCACAACAGCATCAGCCCAATCAAGATGTTTTTTGTCTTCTGTAAAAGCTTTCCGGCTTCTCTCGTCCTCAAGAAAAGAAATTGCGTCAATTTCGTTAAGGTTCCCTACCTCATTATAATGGAATACAAAACGCCCTGTGCTTGCATCAGCAAAACAGTCGACCTCGTGCCCCCAATCTCTCAACAACGATGCAAGCTTCAAAACTTCAGCTTCATTTTTCCATGAACTAGCAACATATATCTTCATTTTCGATCTCCTGTGAAAATGTCTAACAATCCAATAACCCAGATCGCTGACGCTCCTGGTTATCTCTGTGCGTTAAATTTCTCGATCTTTCACACCATGTCCACAGCACGCGCTATCAACTCCATTAATATGGCCAATACAGGCGTCGTAATCTTCCTCAGTCGGAGGCTGGCCACAATGCCGGCATGGCCTGTTCTCATCGATCGGTGACATGGTGTCTTCATATATCCAGCGGCCATCTATGAAGATAACCGGCCATCCTCTACTATGTGATTTTGCTGCCACGCTTAAACCTCCTAATATCCGTCTGTGTTTTGCGCGTATCGGCTCATCGTTTTTTTCGCCTCAGCTTCTCTATAGGAATTACAAACAAAACAATGGGAGTTCCGATTCCTTTAATTGCATTTTCTCTTCTTTTTTCTTCAATATTTTTTCTTTTTCCCACTGTCTCAGCTCTAATTGGACCCGGTCAGAGAAGGTAACCGGCTTACGGATAAATTCTGACAGGCCATTATTATCAACAATCTGAATGCCAATTTCTGTTGGAAAGCCTGGCCCGCTGAATTTAATTTTGCACGCTGGGCAACAAAGCCATCGATCAATTTTTGTTTTAGAAATAAATCGGCTACAATCTGCTGAAAAACCACAAATACATATTATTTCAACCATAGCTTTTATCTCCGTCTCACCCTCTCAGCGGCTCTGCTTTAAGAAAACTCACCTGACAGCGCCGCTCAACGTCAACATGCCACTGGCGCGTCGGACAGCGGCGATCCGGTCCATAGATCGGCTGGAACGGGTTACCGTGCACATCGATCAGATTCTCAGACCCACAGCGATTGCAGACGGCTTTTCCGCTCTGTTGACTGATGACGGCGAACGATCCGAAAAAGCATGACCGGCAGGCGGCCTGGTTGGCGTTGATCATGATTTTCACCAGACTATCTCCTCTTGTTTTGCTTCCGGCTCATCCGGAAGCGGCGTGTTTTCTGTTGTATGATCGACAGCTCTTGTTTCCACCAGCCGGGTTTCGAATATCTGGGCGGCGCTGTTGACCAGGTCAATATCCTCAATTTTCGCCGTGCTGAGATGCACGACAAACTCGCCGATCAGGCCGCCGTGTTTTTTGTAGAGCAGGGCCTTTTCGGCCACGTCCTGGCTGAGGCCCTTCATCAATCTGATTTCATCCGGCATGAAAATCACGGCCCCTGGATAAACCAGGCGCAGGCGCTTGATGTCTTTTTCACTGGTGGCGATGACATACTCATGGCCGTTAACGGTCTGGCCCTTGATGTGTTCCGGCACAACCGGTGCGGCAGACGGGCCCTGCTGATTTTTATCAGGATTGTTTGCGGAACGGCGCCAGACGTCCGGCAGGCCGGACTGGATCCACAGGCGGATATCGACGCCGGCGGCGTAAGCCTCGCCCGGGTCCTTGCCCTTCGGGACGGGAAAGCGCACAGCCTGGTCGAACTGTTTTTTCCAGCGGTCCCAGGCTTTACCCCCGGCATTGTTGTCGTCAAAGTCGAGGGCCACCAGGATCAACCCGGCTTTTTTCAGCGCAGCCAGGGCCCGCTCATCCGGACGCGCGGTGCTGTTGCCCAGGGCCAGGACGCCGACCAGGTCACCGGCGGCGTGATGGCAGAGCATGCCGTCGAGCTGGGCTTCGACAACGACGATGGCGGGTTGCCGATCGTGGAGCAGCAGCGGCGCGGTGCCGCCTTCGGGGACAACGTGATAGTCGATTTTTTCCGTGGGCGGAACGCGATCGGCTTTCGGGCGGCGGATGCGCAGGCTGTCGATCCGTGATTGACCCCCATCGGCGATGATATTGGGAATGACGATTCCGCGCGGCAGCCATAGGGCGTCCGGACGCTTGTTTTTCTCCTTCGGAGGGATGCCCCATTTCTTGCGGCTGGAATACATGCAGTTGCGCTCGGCCGTGCCGATCCAGCCGAGGCCGTAGCGCCGGACCGCTTCGACAGGCAAACCGCGACCGGCCAGGTAGTCGAGCTGATCGGTGTTGTCGAGCAAAGCGTCCTGGGCTTTGTCCAATAGCTCACGGGCGGAGGCCTGCCAGGACTCTGCCGGGGTGCGACATTCGCGGGCGCTGGGCTGGTCTTTTACTTTTTGTTGCGGCGGCTGCGGCGCGGCGTAGCTGGATGCGTTTGACGCGGTGCGATCATCCAGTTGCTTGCCGGTGCGTTCGGCCGCCTGGCGGAAGCTGAGGCCGTTGTACTCCATCAGAAACTTGATGCAATCACCGCCGATATCGCACTGGCGACACCAGAACGATCCTTGGCCGTCGTACTGTTGCGGCCAGGTGTGGAAACGGTCCTCACCACCGCAACGCGGACAGGGTGAATGATATTCACCACCCTTGTAGGTCGACACCCGACGCGGGGTGATGTTGTGATCGGCGAGTAGTGAGAGGATCATGGGTTTATTCCTCGACCAGGCGCAGATCGATATATTTATGCCCGTTCGCTGCTTTCTGGCTGCGGAAGAACATTTTCATCACACTGCCGAAGGCTTTTTGCGACAGCGGCGAGCCTTCATTCCAGCGCTGAAAAGCCTGGTACAGATCGGTTGCCCCGATCGTGCAGCCCGGTTCCTGGATACAGCAAGCGGAAATAAACGCTTCAACGGTTTTGCGCGGGGCTGTATAGGCCGGTTGCAAAGACTCGGCAATGTCGTCCAGGTCGATTCCAGTCAGCCGCGTGAGCACCTGCAGGCCCTTCTGGTTGGGTTGCATGACGATCTTTGTCAGGTCGAGGCTGTACTTGATATCGATGCCGTGGGGATTGTCCAGCCGCCGGGCGCGGTTGTGTTCGAACTCGACCCGGGACACGCGACTTTCACCCCGAATCTGCTCCGCCATATCGTAAAAAGCCCTGACCAGCTTCTTCTTGAATTGGCGCACCACCGGCGTGTTGCTCATGTAGGTCAGCAGTAAGGTGGCCTGTGGTTCGTTGAGAAGAACATATTCGGTATCACCACCACCATGTTGACCCTCTGTTCTTGGTCGGATTTCAAATCCGAGCAAGCCGAACTCTTTCAGGTCTGTTTTGTATTTTCTGACCAACTTGATAACCGACGCATGTTGCTGTTCAGTGCCCTCAGCAATCGCCAGGGACGTGGTCAACGGGGTTTTGTCTTTCACCAGGATCAGATCAGTCATGGGACACCTCCAGATGGGCCAGCAAAGCATCCAGCTTGCGGTCAAGATTGTGCATAAAGGCCAAAGCTTCGTGATCCGGAAATTTTGGCGTGCATCCAGCGAAAGCATCTTCGAGCAGGGCTTTCAACTGGGCTTGTCGATTGTTTGTGATGGCGGTTTTTTGCGGGGTGTGGCCTTTGACAAGGCGCAGCTCGGGCGTGTTGTGCATAAAGTTTCTCCTGTGACTAGGGGTTTTTAAAGGCCCCTTTGCGCCTTCCAAAACGCAAAAAGGGCGAACCGTGCGGGTTGGAAGACCGGCGTCACAGGAAACCGGCGTGCCCGAAGGCACCCCGCACGGCCGCCCAGAAGACAGCCATGCACCGGATACAAAAAGACCACTGGTAGCAAAACAGTGGCGGTATCCGCCTGTAACATTCGGGCTTCCAAACCCGGTTGATGATTTTGCATCAACGGGTAAAGTATGCCCAAAGGCGGATTTGTTGTCAAGCGCAACACCGATCATCAGCAATCATCCTCGTTCAACAATATTTTTATTTTCATCCCGCCACCCTTTCGTTGTTGAAATCAACCCGTGCACCATCCGTGCACCTTGTGCACCATTGATGCACCTTTTTTTTCCAATCCACCACAGCTAAACCAATAATAAAAACAAAGACTTATTTAGTCTTATGTACCTTGTGAACCTTTTTACTAATAAAATGTTATAGATAAAAAATAACTCTATTCAATTCTCGCGCGCGCGCATGTGCGTATATTGTAAAAAAGGTGCACACGGTGCACGATCTTCTAATTCTGGTTTAATTTCGCGCCCTTCCCCCGTGTACCGTGGCTCGAAAATGGTGCATCAATGGTGCACAAGGTGCAGCGATCATGCACATCAGAACTCAACCTCCATCAACCGCAAGCCAGTATAGAAATATCCACTGGACCGCTTGATCCTCTCGTACCGCCGCATGAGCTGCTTGCCGAACCATTTAGGGCTTGGCGGTTTTTTCCCGACTCCGGCTTTGTACCACTCCTCAAAATTTCCGTAGAGGGTGCTGGCCTTGGTCTCGGCCCGGTCTTCGTCGGTGTCGACACATTCGTCAATCCAGTCCTGAATCAGATCTTCTTCGCGTCGATATTCGGCTGTGGCTTCGCGGACGTAGGGCGGTGGGGCCAGGTGGCCGTCGCGTTGCCATTCGAGACATCCTTTGACCAGCCAGGTCAGGTGCAGTTGCCGCATTTCTTTAAAAGTGTCAGGCAACTCGGGATCCGCCAGGCGTTCGTTTTTGTCGGGATCCGGCTCGCGGTCCTTGATGAAGCTGATCTCAAAGTGCAGCAGGCGGCAGCGCTCCCAGAATGCGAAGTCGTCTGCTCCGGCCCTGGGCTTGTGATTGGTGAGCAGGAAAAGGGTATGTGTCGGCAGAAAAGTGATCGGCCGTTTGTCGTGCGGCCAGCGACCGGTGAGCTTGTCGCCTCCGGTGAGCCATTTGACGCGGGAGCTGCTGAACTTTCGGCCTTCGTCAGTTTCGCTGGCGTAGGCGATGCGCAGGCCGCGCAGGCTCATGATATCCGGGCTGGCGGCCGCGGCTCCCCTGGCGCCTGGCTGCTCGAGAAGCATTTCGGCCGGGATCGGCTGGGCCAGCTCGCCCAGGGTGTCGGCGATGCCTTCGATGAGCATCGACTTTCCGTTGCGGCCGAGTCCGTTCCAGGCGAAGAAATCATGAATCTTGCTGTGGCCGGTGATGGCATAGCCGAGCACCTTGCGGGTGTAGTCGACGACGTCCTGGCGATCGTTGAGCACGGACATGTAGACAGTCTCGATCGGCGCGGTGTCGACATCAAGCCCCTGGTATTCGGTCGGGCAGGCCATGGTGAGGTAGTCGTCAGGTCGGCCGTCGCGCAGCATGCCGTTGCGCAGATCGACGACGCCGTTGGGGCAGGCAAGAAACCAGGGCTGCTGATCGAGATCCTCACCGTCGACGGTGAGACCGAATTGACCCATGCGGGCGGCCTTGAGGCACGCTGATATCCCGTTGATCGAGCGCAGTTTCTTGGCGCGTTTGTGATATGACTCCTGGAGTTTTTTCAATTTGCCCGCCAGGTCCCTTTCCTCTTTTGATTCGGCGTCCTTGATCATCTCATTCAGGCCGTCTGCGGCTTTGAGATATTCCACGGCCACCTCTTCAACCGCGGCTCCTGATAAGTCTTTTGTATCGCGTTGCCAGTAATGGCCGGACCAGTGGAGCCATTCTCCGGCGGAGGTGTTGTAGATAAACCGTCCGCGCATCAGGGCGATGTAAAGCAGTCCATCTCCGACTTCGTTGGCGCGCAGGCAGTGGCGCACGTAGCGCTTCGTCAGTCCGGATTCGGTCTGTTCATCGTCTCCGCTGAGTTCTTTTTCCTCGGCTTCGACACGCTCCTCAACGGCACGCTGGAGGGCATCGATATCGTCCAGGCGATCGTCAGGCATCAGGCATCAACCTGTTGCGCCAGTTGTAAACGGTGCTGTGATCGCATCCGGTCATGGCCGCGAGGGTATACACCGGGATCTCCCAGTGAAGCATTGATAGCATGAACATCAGCTGACGATCGGACAGGGTCGAACCTTCGATGATAGTGCCGGTGCGTGGCGATGAGTTGCGATCACACACCTGGCAGCGGACCCGTTTTCCGTCGAACAGCCGGGAGGTGTCGCTCTCTCTGAACGGCTCACCGCAGAATGGACAGCTGGGATTAGCGCCCCTGGTCGCCTCGATCACCCAGCGGCGGCAGGCGTCATCATCAAGCATATCCGGGCCGAATGACTCGGCCACACGTTGTGGCGTAAGTTGCTGTAATTGCATGCAAACCTCTCAAACAACAAAGCGAAAAACGGAAAACCAAAAAATATTCATTCGTAGTCAGCAATCGAGGTGCGAATTACCA